GTCGTGCGTATTTTCAAGAGAGAGCGAAAGGTCTTATTAGTTATCTAAATCGTGAATTAGACCCGACGACGTTTGCACAACCTGAATTTCATACAATCTCTGTTCCGCTTCTTTCGTTTGAACCGCCGTCTGCTGTGTCGGTTGCGGAGCGGTGTGATGCGGGACTCAATCGTACGGGCTCGGAGGATGATTGTGACCAAATAGAGACTGAACTTGCTGAGAGATTGGAGGCGGTTATGGATTTAAATCAACCAGGTGCGAAACGCGAAGCGATTAAGAATCTCAAGAAAACGTACAAAGCCCGTATTCGTGAATGCCGCGCGAATGTGAAGGGAACGCAGAAACGGTTGCGTAAGGACGCTGCGCGTTGTTATAAACAGGCGCGAAAATCCTTTGTTACACAACAGCAAAATAGCCAAATTTCGGCGCTTCAGGATTGTATTGGACTAAAATCATCCACTCATTCCTCTACGTTCCCTTTGCGGGCTGAAGTAGAGGAAATACTCTTTAGTTCGAAATCGCGTGAAAGTCAACGGTCAAATCGCGGGACATTAGGAAATGAAAACCGAGCGAATAATTTCAACGAATTATGAGGGTCGCGGGTCTAAAGTAAATTACGCATACTCTTTTCAAGGATGTCCGTAGTTTGGACCGAAAAGTATCGCCCTACGCGTTTTGCGGATATTAAGGGGCATTCGCGAATTCGTAAATTATTAAGTCGCGCGGTTTCGAATGGGTGTCTGGGATTTCCACCGATTATTCTATACGGTCCACCGGGAACAGGGAAAACATCCATCGCATTAGCACTCGCGACTGAAGCGTATCCCGATATTTCACCGACAATTTCAACACTGTATTTGAATGCAAGTGATGAACGAAGTATTGAAGTTATTCGTGAACGGATTTTACAATTTACGCGTACCACGTGGCCAGGGGTCGCACGTAAATTCGTAGTCTTCGATGAAGTGGAAACGATGACCGAACCTGCGCAAGCATCGTTACGTGCGCTTCTTGATGATGTTGATAAAGAGGGTCATTGTAACGCACCATTATTTGTATTTTTATGTAATTCCCTATACCGTATACATTCCGCAATTCGCTCCCGTTGCGTCGCACTATTCTGTGGACATGTACCAATAGCACATGTTCGTGAAATGCTAACGGAAATTCAGGTTGCGGAAGGAACTAAAGATATCGTTGTTCCAAGTGATACAACCTTTCAAATCCAACGTGGTGATTTACGCTCCTTTGTCAGCGCAATTCAATACAATAAAGAATTTAATATGTGGGACGGCTGGTTTCAACGTTTAGGGACGGCAAAACCAGGAAAATCTATTTTTGTATGGGAAGACGGACTTGCGAAAACACCGTTTTGTGTTTTAATTCGTCACGTATTTATTTGGATGAATAGTAAAGCTCTTCTAGAATCGCGTGCTGAAGACTTTGTAACGAAATGTATGGAAGTTCAGGATGCGCCAACGAGCACAATTCTCGGTGTAATTCCACCGGCATGGGAAGAGCTTTCCATATATCTATCCATCTCTAGTAAAACTTAAACCTAGCGGAACAATAGAGGCAGAGCCATGACCGCAAAAACTCGCAAGAACAAAGTTGATTTTGTTATTGCGATACCGAGTTACAAACGTGCGGAAACACTTCGTGATAAAACACTGACTATGCTCGCAAAGAAGCACGTCCCGGCAAACATTATTCATGTTTTTGTAGCAACCGAAGACGAAAAACAGATCTACGACGCAACATTGGAAAAAGGAACATATGGGAAACTTATTGTTGCGGAACCAGGAATGGGTGCTGTTCGTAATTGTATAACCGCTACGTTTCCAAAAGGACGTAAAATAATGAATATTGATGACGATATCAAGGAATTCATGGAATTAGATGCGGCTGGAAAATTACATCCTGTAAAAAGTCTTATGCCGATTTTTAAGAAAGGGTTTGATACCGCAGAAAAGAAAGGATTTCGGTTATTTGGCTATTATCCGGTTGCGAATGGGTTCTTTATGAAAGACCGTGTTACCGAAGATTTACGGTATGTTATAGGTTCTATGTGGGGAATTATTAATCCTGGTATTGATGCCCTCAAAGTTACCCTAGACGATAAGGAAGATGTTCAACGTACGATTATTATGTATATCTTAGACGGCGGTGTTCTTCGCTACGAGTATTATGCTCCTGTTACAGCGTACTATAAAGAACCCGGTGGGATGCAGGAAGAGCGTACGAAGAACCGTGTAGATACATCCGCACGGGCGCTTATCACGGCATATCCTGGGCTGGCTACGCTCAATTTAAGTAAGAAATCCGGTATGACTGAAGTACGCCTTCGCGATACACGCGAAGAGAAAACGTTCGGTCTTGATGTACTCAAATCGTTTAAGGCACCGAAGGTTTGAGTTTAGGGTTGGAAAGCTCCAATTTATACTATAATAAATGACAATAAAATTAGTTTTATAAACATAAATGTCATTTATGTTTATATTATGTTCATGATACTAATCTAGTTTTATGAGTTTCCTTGGCGCTGCGAAGCGCTGCGCACTACGTAACTTCGTAGTCGCGCGAAGGGCGGAGATATCCCCATTTATTTGAGATTACACATTTTCAACGATTGTACCTGGAAACGCATAACCGTCTTGGTAAAGGTTATCATGTGGATACCATCGTGATGGAATAATTAAATAGGGACGATTTGTGTTAAGATACAAGCCCCACCAACTAAACGACGAATTTGCGGCTATGCCACCTTTCTTACAATGTGCCATAACCGATAATGTATCAACTTCATTTTCCTTTACAAACACATGACGGGTATCTTTCAGAAGTTCCCAATCTTCACACCATCCAATATCATTACTCATAACATGTGCAACGCCTGTGCCCATTCGTTTTATGCTATTTTTATAATAGGTTGATAAATCTAATTCGTGGTAGATGTTTCCAACATAATCGCCGCGTCGTACATGAAGAAAATAACCATCCTCTGCGTCCGAATATGATTTTACAATCTGTGAATTCAAAGTAAATAAAGGAACAATTTTGTCCTTGAATGGTTCAATATACCTATAATTTTGCCAATATCCTACAACTTGAATTGTGTTTGAATTTGGTAGAGTTTTAAAACTGTCCACAGAAATCGGATGTAAATTGAATTCTTGAAAACGCTGATTTGGTGTTTTTTGGGTAATACATTGTAGCCAAGGTTTTAGAATAGAATCCTTATAATTGAGTGCACTATGTTTTTCAGGTGGCATAGGAATATCTAGAATCCCAAACTCATGACCTGTTTGTTTCGCAAACGAATACGTTGCACTTAATTGGAACATGATATTTCCGAGCCCCCCTTCTAAATACGGAATTAGCATTGTATAAATAGAATTTTATAGATTCTCTTTATATGTAATCTTTATATTGTTTTGGACAAAAAATTCATATCAAAGACCGTACTAGTCCAACATACGATTTCATTAATGTTGACCACGAAAATGTCTTGCTGTATTCTTTTATTTCATTACGAAATTGTACTGAGATGTCACGATTTTCTTTGACTTTTTGTGCAACATAATCAGAATCATTTAATTTCTCGCTTGGAATGACTGTTATAAAAGGTTTTGATAAATCTAGATTCGCAGTAGCCCATTCACTTATTACAATACCTAATCCTGCCACAAAAGCCTCCTTAATCACTAACGCATCTGCTTCTCCATCCGACAACAATATAAGATTGCCATAATCAGTTAATGAATCATATAATGTTGATTTATTCCATTCTCCTAAATAGCGTGGATTTGTATAATCAAACGCAGAATCGTATTTATTTCCAGCAAACCACACATCATTTATATTGATTAGTCGAAATTGCCCTTTGCGTGCTTCTATTTTTCCAACAACAATCGAACGTTCAGGATATTTCGGTGTTGTCGTATAACGAAATAATGTTTCATCTGCTCCATTTGGTGTTACAAAAACATTCTGTTTCGGAATGCCATATTGTAAATATATTTCTTTTATACTTTCAGATAAAGCAAAATGATAAATATTGCTACTCCTATGTCCAAGCAATCGTTGAAAAATATGCTGATAATAACCCCATCGTTTTTGCTGATCTAAGTATCCATAATGTGATGTTATCGCAACTGCTTTGGAATATTTAGCGACTTCCGATAAAATTCCAGCATAATCATCGTATTGAATATGAACAAAATCGGGTCTTGTTTTCTTAATAGTTTCAACAACGTCTGACATATTTGTTGTATTAATTATATCGACTTTATGTCCAAGTTTTCTTATATTTTGAGCCATATCCCAAATAAGAATTTCACAAGCTCCCCATCCGATTGGAGGAATTGGCATCAATCCTGGACCTACAAACACAAAATGAAGTGGTTTTGTACTCCATATTTGCTGTAAAGCAAACCAAGAATTCCAATGTACTGGAGTTGGATTGACTGTTTTTATAATATCTGGATGCCGCAACGCGCACCATGCATATATATATTGGTCCTCTCCTTTGAATATTCCATTTCTATCTGCTTCTTCAACAATATTCGAACATGCTTCGATGAATTTTAAAAAAATATCTTTCCCACCTCCAAATATACTTCCACTAATAATAGTTCGTTTCATAAATTGAGTATTACTAAGTCTTTTTATTGCCTCATTGTCCGTAGGAATCCAGGGTTCTAATTGTAAAAGAGTTACGAAATCTTTATCTATTTGCGAACAATCTGGAAAACCCTTCATATATGTAACAGATGCTGAATTACGAATACAACCTATATCCATCCATACGAAAACATCTGACCCGTAGATATTATTTGTAATAGCATCTTGAACAAAATGAATTTTTTCTGCCCAAATTTGAAATAATTGTGAATTATGTCCAGGACAAGGTTTTGTATTTAAAGTTATTTCTTTTTCCCAGTCATATTTTGAAACAACAAAATCCTTCAATTCACGTAATTTATACTTTCGTTTTTCATTTTCTGGATAAAGTGGCTGTAAAAGTGCATAAGACTCTTCATTTACATAAATAATTGTTTGCATATCAACGTTCATAAAGTTGCGAATCCATGCATCATAATCGTCACGAGTATGTTTTGAAGGAATACAATAATAACACGACACTACGGTTGCCATGAGTTGTTAAATATATATTGTACAATGATATCTTTTAAACTTGATTACAATACGATATGGTTTAGTAGCAACCGGAACTATGGGGTTTCCGCAATCGCATCCTCCAATTTATACTATATGAAATAACAATAAAATTATAGCGTTGGTTGTATAGTTTCCCTGTAAAGGATTTTGGATTTTATAGTTTTTCGATTCTTACGTTTTGCGATTCTTTAGAATCGTATAACTGAAAAATACATTTTAAATGGCAAAAGGTGTACTATGCCAATTAAGGGGTTATCCTCTTAGGCTAAGCCCCGTTAGTCTAAAACTGTAGTACACAAATAATGCATTCGAATGGATTGCCTTATTCTATATTCAACAGAGTATAAAAAAGAGCGTATTGGAAAACCGTATGATGGTGGATATGTAATATATGAATTACCATCTGTCTACGATTGCTTTATTAGCGGCGGAATTTCGAATGACATAAGTTTTGAACAAGCGTTTCTTACAAAATATCCAGATATTCCTTGTTTCGCATTTGATGGCACAATTTCTTCATTGCCTGTTGCCGATACCAGAATTCAATTCATACAAAAAAATTTAGGAAATCAAGAAACGCATAATCTCACAAATCTTCATAGTACAATTGAACCTTTTAAAAATATTTTTATGAAAATAGATATTGAAGGACATGAATTTAGGCTATTTCCTACATTCACAGAACGTCACATGAATTCTATAAAACAACTTGTTGTTGAAATTCATAGTCCAGGCGATATTCAACTTTACCCGAATTACTTTAGAGGACTATCGGATATTCAACATTCACAAATGCTTCAATTCTTTGAAAAAATCAACAAAACACATACGCTTGTTCACGTACATCCTAATAATGGTTGTAAGACATATTATGTTGATGGTATTCATTTACCGAATGTTTTTGAATGTACGTTTATTCGCAATGATTTTGTAAGTGACCGCGTTCCAAATAATCTTCCGTTACCAACAGTCATGGATATGCCCAATATTCCAAACAATCCTATCGTCGTTTTTGATAAATATCCTTTCTGTAAAGTTTAACAGAATTTTACAATAATATGTCATTTTCTTAAAAATGTATAAACGCATTTTTATAAACAGCAAAGGTGTAAAGACACCAAACTAATTATGAGTAAATATGTCAATTCCTAAAATCATACATCAATTATGGATTGGACCGAAACCCGCGCCAACTAAATTTATGAATACATGGCGTGATAAACATCCAGATTTTGAATATATGTATTGGAACGAAGCAGATTTGAAAGAATTGTATAAAACACAATCTATCGGTACGACTCTAAAGACAGGAGACCGCATTAGTATGAAACTTTCTTGTATAGATAAAATTAAATCTATTGAAGAAATAAATGGTAAAGCAGATATTATTCGATGGCAAATTCTTCATAAATACGGTGGAGTTTTTTTAGATGCGGATTCTATTTGTATTGAACCGTTTGATGAAGTTGTAATGAACACAAAAGCGTTCGCAGGATATGAAAATGAACAGGTTCGTAAGGGTTTAGTAGCAACCGGAACTATGGGGTTTCCGCCTGCGCATCCGCTCTGTAAAGCTGCGATTTCTTGGATTGAGGCGAATCCCGTTAGTCAAGTGAAAACTGGAAAAATGGCGTGGCAAAATGTAGGACCTATGCTTCTTACAAATCTAATCAATACTCTTCTGTATAATGACATTACGATTTTTCCAAGTTGGTATTTTTTACCGATTCATTGTACGGGTGTTGAATATACCGGTCATGGTAAAGTCTATGCGTATCAGGAATGGGGTTCAACGAAGAAAAACTACGATAGTATGAATACAATCGATTTACCTGCGCAATTCAACGAACCTAAATTCTCGGTATCCGTTTTGATTCCGAGTTACAATACAAAACATAAATATGTTCAAGAATGCTTAGACTCGATAAAAGAACAACAGGGGCATTTCGGAATAGAATTAGTATGGGTCAATGATTGTTCAAGTGATTTGTGCACGCGACTTTTGGAGAAAGCACTTGATTCTTTTGTAAAAACTACCCGTTTTTGCCGACTTGTGTATAAGAAAATGGATACAAATAAAGGTGTTAGTTATTGTTTGAATCAAGGAACTGTATTATGTACAAATGAACTTGTAATTCGCCACGATTCCGATGATATTATGAAACCCCAACGCATCGTAAAACAACTTGAATTTCTAACATCTCATCCTGATTGTGTGTTACTCGGTTCAAATATTACGTTTTTCACAATGAGCGGACCCAAAAAACAGTTCGGTAGAGATACGACTCATCGGCTACGGTTAACCTGGGCTGACTATTGTAATGAAAAACCCTATGCGCAATGGATTATGAATCACCCTAGTTTATTATTTAAAAAGTCAGCGGTTCTTGCCGTTGGAAATTATAATCTAGAACCCAGTCTATTTGAAGATTTTGAATTAGAATTAAAAATTCTGAAAGCCTACGGTGTTCTTTATAATATTCCAGAAAGTTTAGTCTATTATAGATTACATGAAGACCAGGTTACCCACGGTGGAAAGGCTTCAACACCCGAGACTATCACGCGTAAAAATGCATTCATTGAATCAATAACAGCGCTAAAAAATTGACTCCGTATCCCTCCCTTGTGTCTAACGGTAGATACAATGACAACCGCAGCGCAATATAAAAAACATACACATCGTGAACATATTCTGGAACTACCCGATACCTACATCGGTTCGATAGAAACCAGTGTAGAATCACGGTGGGTCTGGAATGCTACGAAGAGTTCCATGGAGTGGCGGACAGTTCGCTTCTGCCCTGGATTCCTCAAAATATTTGATGAGATTCTAGTGAATGCGTTGGATCACCGCGTTCGCTTGAATGGACGTACAGGATCTGATATTATTCCTGTAAAGCATCTGGATATTTCGTTCACACCTACAACTATTAAGGTTCGTAACGATGGTGATGGAATTCCGGTGGATCATCATAAAGAAACGGGTATTTGGGCGCCTGAACTCATCTTTGGGCATCTTCTAACCTCGTCAAATTACGATAAAGAGGAGGAGAAGGTTGTTGGAGGAAAGAATGGGTACGGTGGGAAGTTGTCAAATATTTTCAGCAATTCCTTCACAATTGACACTGTGGACCACCGGCAAAAGAAAAAATACGTACAAACCTGGACTTCTAACATGTCCTCTGTATCTGCTCCTAAAGTTACGGCTTCCTCTGCGAAACCGTACACCGAAATTACCTATACGCCCGATTTGACCCGCTTTCAATGGGGTATTCCTACGCCACCTAGCGTCATTCCGGATGATATGCTTGCATTGATTGCGACACGTGTAATGGATGCTGCGGCGTGCGCCGGTAAAGATTGCCGTGTTACGCTCAACGGTGTTCTCGTGGCTGCGAATACCTTTACGAAGTATATTGGGCTCTATCTACCCGATGAAACCGCGAGTACCGCGTCACCTGTGGGTTCTTCTGCGAAGCGTATC